TCACCTGGTCAGCGAATCGTACTGCTTTTCACAGACTCGTCCGGCTTCAGCGGCCCGGTCAGCGTACTCTGCCAGTTGTCGGTTTCGCTCGAGAGATTTGCTGAGCACGTCGGCAAGCAAAACTCCGGTGTCTGCGGCTGACGTCCCAGCGCCGACAGTGGCGTTATACTGCCTGAGCTGCTCACGGATGGCAACGAGCTGTTGCTGCAACCGGCCAGCGCGAGCGGCAGCATCAAGAGCATCATTGCGCGCCTGGTCGATCCTCTGCTGCGCTTCACGTTCATTGGTAGCTTTCTCCTGCTCGTCCTGCTGACGAGCTTTATCATCTTCGGCTTTGCGATCTGCCTTCGCCTGCGCATACCCGGCATCGTACTGGTGGCTGCCGTGTACATTCCAAGAAACCACTCCGACGATGACCAGAGCAGCAAGCATCAACACGATAAGCAACTGTTTCCAGTAAGCTTTGACGAATGCCCAGATCATAAAAGTACCTTGCTGGCGGTGATGTACCGCGCGCGCCGGTCGTCGATACCGTTCTGCCCGCCATTGATGATCTGCGTGACGCGCACCAGGTCGCCGGTGTACTTCATGCAGCCTTTGGTTGCGAAGAACCACGCCGCACTGCGGGCCGCATATTCGTCCTGCGCCAGCAGTTCAGGCTGGCTAACCAGCTCAATTTTGAGCCCGTTGCCACAGTCGCGGTAGTTGTTCAGGCCGGTGATCTGGATAAGCCCGCGCCCGCGATAGAACCAGCCGTCAGTCGGGCCATTGTTCCCATTACGTTTGCTGTATACCAGGTTGGCGATCGCACGCTGGCGCTCCAGCGGTAACGATGGCTCACCAGCACGGCGGCCCAGCGCGTTGGCCTGGCCCTGAGTGAGGCGCCCGGCACGGACGAATCCTGCCAGCCCGGTAACGCTGTAGTTGAAGTTTTCCTGAAGCCGTGTGAACCCTGTCGATTCATGTCCCGCCTGCGCGATAAACATCGCCTGGTGCGCTGGCGCTTCAATGCCAAACTCTTTCATGGCGGTGGTTATATGCGGGAACCAGCGCGCGGCCAGTTGCTCGGTAATGCCGGCGGCGCGGCGAAATTGATTAATGTCCATGCTGGGACCTCGTTATCTTGAAAATTTGCACCACGTTCCCTTTTGTCTTGATGAGCGCAGCCAGGAACACAGCTTTGATGATGACTTCTGACCAGTCGGCGCTGACGTAGTACCCGTAGAACGTCCGGATGGGTACGCTGGCAGCCACGACGATCAGCAGGTAGGCGAGCCAGCCGCCCCACCAGCGATGGCGTGACCCGTCACGGCGGAACAGCAGGACTCGGATTGCAATGCCGCCGCAGATAGCGGCGTTAAGGATGAGAAGCAGTTCAGGACTGGTCATCGTCTTTTCTCCCCGGGATCAGGTCGCGCGGATTTTCAGAACGGTGATACAGCCAGATGCCAATGCGAACAGCGACGATTGCTGACACGAACGCCCCGGCAGAAAACACGATGCCCTTCTCGAAAGAGTCCTGTGTAATCGTGGGGATCATGCTGGCAATACCGATAAGAATGGATGCTGTCGCTTTGTAGAATAGAAGGCCGCAGAAGAAGCTGAGGAACGCCAGAAGTAACCGCCGCTTTATGGGATATTCCACCGCTGAGGTAACAAAAATTACCGCACCAGCGAGCGCCCCTAAAGCCACCTCCGGCGGCACACCCGCGACCACAGACATTAGCGCGCTCAGGCTAAGCCCCTGATTCAGCGATTCCGTGGTTAACGAGTGCGACATAGTGACCACCGTTTAATGTGCATAAAGAACCCCCTTAGTTGGTGAGTTCATCATACACAATAAACCATATGTGGTTTAAAAAACCTCAGACAACTCTTAACGAAATTACCCAAAAGGTGATAAAGTAAGGTTTTATATTTTTCGGGCGTAAAAGTGCTTAAGTTATTCGCAAAGTACACATCGATTGGCGTCATTAACACGCTCATTCACTGGGTTGTGTTCGCTATTTGCATATATGCATTTCACACAGGGCAGGCACTTGGTAACTTCGCTGGGTTCGTCGTGGCAGTGTCATTCAGCTTCTTTGCAAATGCCAGATTCACTTTCAAGTCTTCCACCACAACCATGCGCTACATGCTTTACGTTGGATTTATGGGCTCGCTGAGCGCTGCTGTTGGTTGGGCTGCTGATAGGTCCGGAATGGCTCCGATCGTGACCCTTATTCTTTTCTCCGCCATCAGCCTGGTGTGCGGTTTTATCTATTCAAAGTTCATTGTCTTTAGGGATGCGAAATGAAAATTTCTCTGGTCGTTCCCGTCTTCAACGAAGAAGACGCAATACCGATTTTTTATAAAACGGTTCGGGAATTTGAAGGGCTTCAGCAGTATGAAGTTGAAATAGTCTTCGTAAACGACGGCAGCAAAGACGCCACAGAATCAATTATTAATGCTCTTGGTGTTGCTGATCCGCTTGTAGCTCCGCTGTCATTCACTCGCAACTTTGGTAAAGAGCCAGCCCTTTTCGCCGGTCTTGACCACGCGACCGGTGAAGCGATCATCCCGATTGACGTAGACTTGCAGGACCCCATCGAAGTCATTCCTCATCTTATTGAGAAATGGCAGGCAGGCGCTGATATGGTTCTGGCTAAACGCTATGATCGCTCTACAGATGGCAGACTGAAGCGCAAGACCGCCGAATGGTTCTATAAGCTGCACAACAAAATCAGCAATCCAAAGATCGAAGAAAACGTTGGCGATTTCCGCCTGATGTCTCGTGAGGTAGTGGAAAACATTAAGCTCATGCCAGAGCGTAACCTCTTTATGAAGGGTGTGCTGAGCTGGGTTGGCGGGCGAACCGATGTTGTCGAGTATGCCAGGGCCGAGCGAGTGGCCGGCAGCACGAAATTTAATGGCTGGAAACTGTGGAACCTTGCCCTGGAGGGGATTACCAGCTTCTCTACTTTCCCGCTTCGCATGTGGACATACATCGGCCTGTTCGTCGCCGGTGCTGCATTCCTGTATGGCGCGTGGATGATTTTGGATACCATCTTTTTTGGGAATGCTGTCCGCGGATATCCTTCCCTGCTTGTTTCAATACTTTTCTTGGGAGGAATACAGTTGATAGGAATTGGAGTCCTCGGTGAGTACATTGGCAGGATTTACGTAGAAGTGAAGAATAGACCTCGTTACGTGCTGAAGGGAAGAAAATGATAAGAAATCTTAAAAATGATAAGTCTATATTTTTAATATCGCTGGCTCTATCATTTGTATATATATTGCCATTTATCATTAATAACAACTATGTTGTAGATGATTGGCTTAGGACTGATACCGGAGTTACTGCTTGGGAGGGTAACGGGAGGCCTCTTTCCTCTGTCATAATGGCTGCGATTAGCATGTTTGGCGGAGGTTTAAATTTCTTTGGGGATGGTGTTTTATATGATGTTTTCCCGCTTACCATTATATTATGCGCTTTTGTGATGATCTTTTGCGGGTATCTTATCTCTGTTGAGCTAAGCCTGAAATCCCCAATTGCTAAAGCAGCATGCATGTTACTACCACTGACTTCAACTTTATTCATTGGTAATATTTATTTCAGGTTTGACTCTTTAATAATGTCATTATCCTGTCTCGGGGCTATTTTACAGGCAAGGATGAGCGCAGAGAGAAGTATTGTCTGCTGGATTAGTTCGGTGGCGATTGGGTTTATTTCAATATCAATATACCAGGCATCTATACCATTCGTTTTATCTTACCTTGCATTAATGTGCTTTATGAGGTTCTGCAATGAAAATAAAAATGATGTTATTAACTTAATCTTAAAGGTATTTTCATCTCTTTTCTTTTCGTTCTTGCTTTATAAATTAATGATGCTGGTATTCTTTGATGGAGATTCCTATACATCCGGATACACGGACACTCACTCTGAGTTAATACCACTTTCAGTTGATGGATTAAAGATATTTGTAAATAACTTCTCATTGTTTATAAATATGCTTTTCAAGGTTACTGCATTTTCCCCTAGTATTATTTTGTTAACATTGATAATTGTTATGTTGGTAATCTCATCAATAGAAAGAAATAAAACTACTGCATTTTCAGTGCTTGTATTTGTAGCAATAATAGTTCTCGGATTTGCTCCTTATCTAGTTTTGAAAAGCCCTATAGTAGAACCTAGAGTGATGATAGCCGCTGGATTATCATTTTGTGCACTACTAAAGGGTGCGGAAATGATGAGTAAATTAGGTGCTTTATCAAAATCATTGATTGTGGTAATTATTACATTCAATTTTAGCCAAGCATATGGAGTATCGAATGCTTTCAAAATCTATCAGCGTATAGACAGAGTGGTCGCTCAGAATATTGCCTACGACCTAATTGAATGTGGTTATAAAACAGGTGATAAGATAGTAATTTCTGGCTTCCCTTCTTATCCAGATTCTGTCAAGAGAATATACGATGCTATTCCGGTATCGCAATATCTAGTAGGTTCTGCCTTTGCAAACTACAGGTTCAAGTATAGCCTTATGAAACAGTATGGCATATCATCACCTATACCAAAAGATGAAAGGTTTAAAGGAGATGGAGAGATTATAAAAAACAATAGCCTTATTAAATTAATTAAATACGAAGATGGATACAGAATATATATAAATAGAATGTAAAATAACGCCCCCTTAGAGGGGCGTTATTATTTATAGCACTGAGTCATATTGAACCAGAGGTTTAAGACTGATGGTTACATCTGTTTGATTTGTTATCGCTGGAATAACAACACCAGATGGTCCGACCGCAATGTTAGCGATAACACCTGTCGTAGATGACCTCACAACATCTGTCGATGTGCCAGTAGTGCCTGTGTTAGCTAGTTGTACCTGCCTTGCTCCAAATGCATCTCCAGATCCTGCAATGGTTGCCTGCCAAACCCCTCTAAATAAGCTGGCTGGAATTGAAGTAGACGCCGATCCTGCTGGAATAGATATTCTTGTATTGTCGTAGAAAATTATGTCTGAGGCTGACATTGTGCTACGAGAACCAATGCTTAATGCTTGGTTTCCAGAAAATGATATATATGTCCTACCATCCAAAACAAACGATGATAGCAAACCCGCCTGGTTTAATGTGTTTAAATCAACAATGTTTCCATGAGCGATGATTGATTTGGGAATTCCAGAAATTTTATACCCAATTACACGATAGTTAAGCGACAGGTTGTTCAGTTGCTTAACGCTGTTTCCCACCAAACGTATGCGCTGGCCTCTGTAAACTTTGTTAGTCCCCGCTCCAGCATTCACAGCTATGCCCTCAGTCGTATTGTTGACTGTGTTGCACTTCATGACAACACTATTGTGGCTGATATCAATATCCTGGAAAACGGCGTAGTTGTCGTCACCAGCACCTGTGCTTATTGCTACCCCATCGTATGCACGGAGTTCACAGTAGTTATTGTGTATCTTGACAAAAGGGTCTGGGTATGTGGCTTGCGTGGCTTCGCCACCACCACCAACATCAATGCATCGTGTATACTTAGCACCGATCAGTAGGCCTGTAGTTTCACTGGCAGGTACATCACGGGAACGGACATAGTTATCAGCGACAATCAGGTTATATGGTTCATAGTTGGGTGCCCAACCTGGTCCACACTTAGCGTAGATACCTACAACCCCATGCTCAAGGCAATGGTTGTTTGCGATGATAGCCTGGCCTCCACCATGGAAGTCAATACACTTGCGGCGGCAGTTACGAATCATATTCTCAGTAATTGTTACATTACGGATTCTTCGGTTTCGACCATGTGTGATACCGTAGCCTGGGTCGTAACTTGCGTTCAGTACATCATCCCCATCAGGGTGACCGATGTCTTCGATGTTATTCGCCATGTAGTTCAGGCGATATCCAGAGAGGACGTAGATGCCTGCACTGTAGCACTTGCGAATACGTGTATTAATAACCATCACGCCATCAGGTACATCTGCATCTGTGGTGTAATCACTTGCACCATAGGCTGCTGCTGTGTTACGGATGCCAATACCTACCGCACCAAAGTTAAACCCAGAGATGTCACAGTCATTGATAAGAATACCACGGCATGCACGTTGAACCTTCACACCGCAAGCCCAGCTACCGATGTTGCCGCCAAGGAACTTGCCCCACGTGTTCTGCCAACCTGAAGCTTGGCTGCCGTCTGCATTGTATTTAGGGAATTGACCTGTAACACCAGCGTATGCTCCGCCAGTATATGCGCTGGTATCAAGGGCATTATTTGGTGCAAGAACTAGAGCAGAATCGTACCCGAATCTGGCTTCTCCTTTCTCTGCATACCCAGTTGTGGTATCAATTGCAGGGAAGATTCCCGGACCCTTGATAGTTAAATCAACAGTAACATGCTCACAGGCTATGAGGCTTAACGCATCAAGGCCATGCGTCTTAACCAGCAATGTTCCATTGTGAATTTTGATACCCTTCTTTCCAACCAATGCAAGGCATGGGCTATAGTTATAAGTACCGTCAGAAAAGTCGGCTTCATTTGGATATTGAATAGCTAGGGCATAATTCTTACTTATTAGAAATGTGCCACCAGCAAGATCAAGATCACCATCAGTTTCGTCTATAAATTTTTGAAGTGCTAATGTGTCATCATCTTCACCATTGCCTATTGCTTCAAAATCGAAAGGACTTTTCCGCTCATTAAGTTTATCTTCTACAGTGCGATCGCCGTAACCAATCTTTGATGAGCCTGTTGGCTTCGCCAGCTCAATAAGAACGTCTGATGCTGATCCTGATGGTGGAAGAACAGGGAATGGATTGCCTGCACTATCAAAGGCGACAATTTTATTAGCCCTTGTAGCTGCATCTGGCAATGAAGGTATTGGCTCAGGAACGCGTAACGTGCGATTTAGATTGTTGTTTGCCAGCGTATCAACATAGTTTTTGGTGGCCGCATCTTGCGGGTCTCTCGGATCGCGTAAATTTCGAATGTAGTTGTTCAGCGCGTCGTACCAGTTCGCGATGCTCGATGGCTTGCGAAGAGCCAGGCGGAACAAACTGTATGCCTGCTGGATCAGCATAGTCAGCTTGTCAAAGGCATCTTCATGCACCTCAGCGAAGAACTTGCCCTGGTTGCGCAGGTCGGTTTCCTGCGTCGGCTCCAGTTCTCTGGCAATGGAAATCTTCCAGCCATTTGTCAACGGAGTGGTGAGAACCACATTACCGCCGCTGTATCCTCCTGCGTTCGTAACCGTATAGTCAGTATCCAGAACCAGGACTGTGATGTTTTCGTTGAGATCTACAACTGATACAGCAAGATCTGTTTTTTTGAATATGCGGAACGTGTACGGGAAGGATGTCGTAACGCCGTTCCCCGTGTAATCGTTATGGTCAACTACGGTTGATACCGTCATGGCCTGTCTCCAGTTAAGCAGCGCCCGGCGCGCGTGCATCATCTGGACAGTTTATTACCTAGAAAACCTTATATGAATTGAATGAATAACAATCAGGAAAGTTATTACCTTTTAGGTAAATGGCAATTCGTGCTGGATAGTATTTCGAACATTTGCTACTGTACATATATACAGTGAATGCATGGAGATTATCAGATGCAACGTCAGTATCATCACCCGCTGGAAAAAGGATTTGCCGAACGAATACACACGCCGGGAGGCGTCCGCTCCCTTGTTGAAGATTCTCACCTGATGACGTTGCTGCGCCAGCTTGGTGAGGATGGGTTTAACGTTGATGGTCCGATGGCTGAGTTGACTGCTCTGGTTAACTATGTCACCAGCTCGCAGATGTCCATGAAAGATCTGCAAATGCATCTTGATTACTGCGTGGAAAAACTGAAGCAGGAAACGACATAAAGTAAAGGCCGCATGCGCGGCCTCGTGACATGTCACAGCAAAGGAAGTTTAAAGATTATTGCGGCAATGATGACGAAGGTCGAGAAGTAAACGACCTTCGCCGACCGCTCTCCTAACCACTTTTTCCTGATGGCAATTATAATCACCCACAAATAGGCAGTACCGCATACAACTACGGCAGAAAACCAGAACAACATCAATCCAATACTGAAGAAGATGTCCATCATTGGCCCACCGCCTTCCCGAGATCTGGGGCGCGCCGCGGCGATGTTTCGCCGGGCTCCCACCAGCTCGTTGTGTTGAATTCCCGCTGCGCGCGGTCCCTCACCCGGTCGTTGTAGCCTGGGTTTGCCATCTCCTGAAGCTGTTGCAGGATCAGGTGATTGGTAATTGCCTTAGCATACCAGAGGTTTGCGAATGGGGTGATCATGCGGGCGGTCTTCAGCGCATCGGCACCGAAAGAGGTTTCTTCCCCCTGTAATGCCTTCTGCGGGTTCGTGATCAGCAGCTTGGTTAACTGCTCTGCAAAGCTCAGCACCGGTCCGCCGATGGTGGCCGCGATACTTGAGCCATATTGCGTATGATCCTGGAAAAGAAAATCTCCATATATGCCGAATGATCCCCCCTTCAGCAGCGCCTGTACCCATGTGGTTGGCTTTGTCATATCCAGCGGGTCATTGCCGGTCAACAGGCTATTCATCTGGTTTGCAAACATCCCGGCCAGAGTCGTGCCTGCAATGTATGAAGCGAGGAATTTAAGCGCCGGTACCGTGTCCAGATCATTAGCCCGGTTTACCAGCTGGCGGAACCCGGCGAATGGCGTTGTCTTAAAGAGCATAAAACTCTTTATCAGCTGCCCGGCATCGTCGCGGGCGTAGGTGTCCAGACCGGTGGCCGTTGTTACAGCGCTGGTCATCTCACCATGCGTAATCCCCAGCAATTTCTGAGCGGCTTCGGCGCGAGCATTGCGAACCATACGAGTGATGGTCTGCTCTGCTTCAGCGTCGAATGCTTCTTTCATCCGCTTCAGACGTTCAGGTGGTAGGTCCCCAAGCGCCGCCAGTGCCGCTTCACTCCCGGCGCGCACCTGTGCAATACGGTCCGACATGATGCCGGTGATCACGTCATCGGGAACGGCGTAGATCGCATCAGGAGTCATACCCATGTGACCGGAGGTAGTCATTGGCTGTAGGTCTGCCGCTGCCATGATCGCCCAGTCTTCATTGCTCCAGCCTTTGTTAGCCAGGATGGTTTTATCTGACCCTTTAACGTCATCCAGCGTCTTAAAGTTGCGGGTCAGCTCGCCAATGTTTTTATACATCAGCAGGCCGAAAGCCGCCTTGTTGGCGCGGTCCATGGCGATCAGACCGGACCATTTCAACGTTTTTTCTGCGAACCAGCCGGTGATTCCGCGCGACAGGTCAAAGCCGCCCATCTTCGATACGACAGCAGCATGCGAGTCCACCAGCAGGCCGAGCTCAGCATTCGCCCTTTTCGCGTCACCACTGAAAAGATTCTTGATGGTGTTGGCTGACAGGCGCATGCCGTCGCGGGTGAATCCGAGCGCCTGGGCATTGGCGCGCATAATGGCCTGGTCGCTGGTTGCCGTCAGTACGCTGGTACCGAGCATCGCGCTGGTCATCAGGTTACGCAGACCGCCAACAGCAGAAGTGAACACGCTCGATGTGGCTACGCCGTTAAGGCCGGCCATAGAGTTAAACATCCGCTCGACCATCTTGCGTTCTTCGTTCATGTGCCCCACGGGCTTCCCACCTGTGACAGAACGCTGATACACCCGGTCAAGCACCAGGGAAAAGTTGCGCGCAGCATCCGGGCCGAATGCTTTAACGACACCCAGATCGCGGGAGGAGGATTGCAGGTGCGACATCATTACGCCCACCACCGGCTGCTGCGTATAACGCTCCATGTAGGCGAAGTGCGACTGCGCATCCTTGAACGCCATCACCCTGCTCTGGGAACCGCGATTCTTTATCCCGCCGGTGCCCATGAACGCGCCCGGGTCGATTTTGTTGGCGCCGTCGGTGGCCTTCGTTTCAAAGATCGCTTCCAGCGCCTGGCGATACTCGATGTCATTCATCGGGCTGCCGTCTGGATTAACGTAGTTGCTGCGATCCTGCGTGTTGTAAACGTCGTCCACCCATGCCTGGCGGGCAAACTCAATCGGAGGCTGACGGCCTGACAGTCGCGCTTTGGCCTGTTCTGCCACCGGCAATGATGCCAGCCATTCATCTCGCCCGGCGTTGCGAATAAAATCAGCGTCGTCCACATACGGCAGATGCCAGTCTTCTCGCAGGCCGATATCGAAACCGTTGTCGTTCATTTCCTGCCGGGCCCGGCTGGTGACGTCATTCCATACCTGGGCGATTTTTTTCGCCTGCGGGTTCCCGGTGTCCTCGCCATATAACTCTTTCAGGATCTGGAGCTGTGCAGACTTTGCCGCCTGCTGGTCGAACAGACTGCGGAAACGCTGCTCACCGAGTGCTTTGCTCTGCTCGAAGAATTTACGGACGTCATCACCGGCTTTGAGCAGTTCAGCACTGAGCTGGCGTGACCAGTCCTGATATGCTCCGGTTGCCAGTTCCTCGGCCGAGGTCACGGCAATATCCTTACCGTCAGTTGTGCGCCGTCCTGCGAAGATAAACTGCTGCAAATTGGCGGGTGTTTGCTGCTCTGGCGGGATATTAGCGTCGAGGGTATCTGTCACCCTGCTGATGGCGATCGCGTTCTGAGCGACGCGCTGACGCTTCTTATAAACGTCATGCACAACGCGCTGTCGCACAAGATCAGCGGCCTCCATGTACGTCTGCGCATCAGGGATGCCAGTCTTGCCTTCCCTGGCATTTTTTTTATGTACCTGGCGCACGGCCTCTTTGATACGGTCCTCAATACCTTTCAGCTCGTCAGCATTTGGCTGGCGGCCCAGGGTCTGCGCAATGGCTTCAACACATGCCTGTTTCATTATGGATTCCTCAGGAAGCACGCGGCGGCGACTGAATAAACTTTCGATTCGTTCTGCACGGTCTGGATTTGTTCATCAAATTCAGCCAGAACATCGGAGAGTTTCGCCGGTTGCCCGGTGTCGGGGTGCGTAATTGTCAGGTCCGGATTAGTGGTCGCCATATCGCGCGCCGCCATCAGGTCGTAACTGTTGGATGAAATAGCCTGTCCGGTATCGGGATCCACACTGACCTGCCCGCCAGTTTCGTCTGCTGCCGTGAATGCGCTTTCGGCACGCGGAGCAGGAGCCTCTCCAGCCAGTTCTGACGGCGTTTCATACCTGACACCATTCTCTTCGAAAACCTGCTGCATTGCATGGTACTGCTCGCTTGCAGATTCCAGCATGCCAGGCCGGGCCGGACCATCCAGCCCGCGCGCCATCATACCGACGTTAACAGGCTGGCCGTCATTCAGCTGTCGATACGCTTCGTCCATGGCTGCCACATGGCTGTTGATGCTCTCGTTGCTGGCATGCAGCACCGGGGAGGATTCCAGATCGTAATAGAGCCCCTCATTCAGAGTGTGGGCGGCATCGATATCGCTTGGCTTAATAGCAGGAATATCTGTCGTGGCGGCAGGCTCTGTCACTGGCGACTGAGAATCCGAGCGAACCGGTGATCCTGGCGCGTCTGTCACTGGCGCTACTTCGGCCACAGGCGATGGATCTGCGCTTGCATCAGGTGCGCTCTGCACTTCCTCCGCCGGGATCGGCGCTTCAGTATCTGCTGGAGGTGGCGCGTCAGCATTTCGCGCGGCAAGGTGATGGGCACCACCAAAGGCGCCACCCAGCACTGCATCCACCAGCATCGCCTGACCGTCGAATACCCGGTACTGTTTCGCCATCTCGGTGTAGCCTTTCTCCTCCAGCGTTTCGCCGACGGAGTAACGGTTCAGGCCACCGAAACCGGTGTTGATTGCCACACCTGAGGCGATGCGCGTTGCCAGTGTGGTCCCGATGGCAGCAGGTAAGGCCATGCCCGCTGCGTTGAAAAGGCTCTGCTGAGTTGCCAGGTTGCGCGCCGTCGACTCGTCTACACCCTTCCCTTTGAAATCCTGATAGGACTGTTCATACGTTGAGCTGAATGCCGTAGCAGCACCTACCGCAGGGCCGCCGACAATGGTCGCACCAATGGCCGGCACGAACTGACCGAGGCCATAAAGAACCTCGGCAGCGGTGCCCTGGCTACCAGCATCCGGCTTCACATACCCTCGCGCATCCTGCAACTGTTTGCCGATCGTATCGTATGTTTCATTCAGCGCTTTATCGGCATCAGGAAACATCACACGGAAGATATTGACCGTTGGCGCCACGTCAGCGGTGAATGCCGGATCGCTGATCAGGCGTTTACTGAATCCGACGGCAGACTGAGCCAGGCCGAGCGTTCCTTCAGCCACGCCGCGCACCGGCGCGGCAATTGAACCCTGGAAGAATGTCGGCTCATAGTCTTCTGGTCGTGCTGGATTGGCTGCTTCTTTATCGTCGGTCCACGCCTGGCCTTCCGGAGCCAGAGAAAATACATCAGACATTATTCAACCCTCACGACGATAGCTTCATTGGTTTTCGGATCCGTCGCCCAGCGCCCGCTTCCGCTTACCAGCCGATACTGGTTGTTGCCAATGTTGACTGGCGTGAAGTTTGATGCGGCGTTTACGTTGAGACCGGCATCTTTCAACGCCTGCTGTGCGGATGCGGTGTAGCGGTCCTTGAAGGTGGATTTATCCATGCCGAACGGCATTACCACATCACCACCATTAAAGCCCTTGTACACGCCGCCTGTGGCGTATTGCGCCGCCTTTTCCACTACGTCGGAGTTGGCTGCATCAGTGCGCGTCATGGAGGCATCACCTGACTGATAAGCTATCCCGGCGTAAGCTGCCTTGAAAAGGTTGTAACTGAGCTGGCGCGCCTGCGCGTTATTGGCGAATGCATTACCCACCTGATCGTCGAATGCTCGTTTCAGCTTATCTTCGCTCGGCAACTGCACCGGTGTTATACCAGCGTCTTTCATTGCCTTCGTTGGATTGAGCAACTGATCGCCAGCGAGGATCACCTTCGATACGTCGTACTTATTCATGGTCGGCTTGTAGCCAATGAACTGACTGTATGCGATCGATGGTTTTTTGTTGTCGTACTGGTTATCCGGCGTCCCCAGCAGCAGCGCGGAATATGCAGTTGCTGCGTTGTTAGGCGCAATGGCAGACGCGACCTGGCGCATTGCCGGAGCGGACAGCGTTTCCCCCATGCTCTGTAACAGGCTGATTGTCTGGTTTACGTCTTTGGTACCGCGTACCTGTTCAGACAGTGCCGCAGCCTCCTCACTGGACAGAATAGGCGCATTGATGCCCAGCGCGCGCAGGCCTTCCTGTGAAGAGAAACGGTTAGCAACCTCAGCTGTGATGTCGTTAGGGTTGTTGCTGGCGATCGGCTTATAGGCTCCAATCTCCACCGCGGCGTTGAACGGGTTGTTCTGCCTCTGGCTGATCACCTTTGAGGCCGCCGCCGATACCTGATCGAATAATTCAGCGCGGGATGCATATCCCTCGCCTGTTTCTTCTGTCCCTGGCTTCAGCTGATTGACGTAGGCTGTGATGCTGCTCGTCGGCATGTTGCGGAATGAGCCAATGTACTGCCCGGCGATCTGCGTATTCCGAAACTCGGTATAGCGGAGATTACCTTCCCGCACCCCATAGGCCGCCAGGAAGTCGGTCTGCGTTGGCGCATCAGGGAAATCAACACCGCGCATATATGCCGCGCTGGCATCGCGCACCCGGCTGTCGATACTGGTGCGATATTCCGCCTGCTGCTGCTTGCGAATTTGGTCAGCCTGGCGGAGGAAGGTTGCCTGCGCTTCAGGAGATGCAGCGTCGAATGCAGCATTGCCGGTATATCGCTTGGTGCTGGTCGGAAGCTGTGACAGGCCAATAGCTGCACTGACACCGGTGGCGAGTTGCTGGTCGCTGTATGGCTGGCTCCCGTTCTCATGCTTGATGATTGCAGCACACAGGGCCTTCAGCGTGTCAGGGTTTGATGCGTCAAGCTGCTGATCCGCAGTTACGCCGAGCTGTGCGCATACTGCCTGAATGTAAGCATCGGTGTTGTTATTGTCAGACGGCGGCGCCCAGCGGTTGATAATGTCACTGACGGTATCGATGCCCTGGCGCTGGTAAGAAAGCAGGTTGCGGCCCAGCGCGCGGATGCCATGCTCCGGAGTTTCGAATTTAGCAAATCGCCCATCATCACCGGTCTGACCAACCCATGGATTTGTTTTGCTGTACTCGAGGTTTCCGGGATTATTATTGCGAATGCCGCGAGCGCTGTCGACGGAACCGCTTTCCGATACCGCACGACGTGATCCAACGGCCGTGTCGCTCAGCTCGCCATTGCTCTGGATGAACTCGATAGAGTTGTTAGCCGACCACTGAGAAAGAGCCGTATCAGCAACCTTCTCTTTAAATTCGGTCTTTTTGGCCTGAATCTGCTCGGCGCTCCAGCCATGCGCGGCGCCATAGGTTTCGATCTGCTGAAAGGTCTGCTGGTTGTACAGCACATAGTTGGCGTTATCGCCGTAGGCAGATGCTGCCAGCTTCCCGTTGTTCGCCAGCGTCGCCTGGAACTGCCCCTCTTCATAGGCGTTAAGCTGGTTGATTTCGTGGCGCCCGGCCTGCGTCGTGAACTGGATACGCTGCTGCTGCGCCTGCTGCATGAAACCAGCGCGAGCCCCTTCAGGCAGGGTCATGGCGATCTGTTCTGCCTGAGAATCAAACTGCTGGGTGTACTCCTGCCCCTTACCCAGCGCATTCTTTCCTTGGAGGTTCAGCAGGCCGGTATCAGGGTTCGTCAGCAGATCACTCGATACCTGACTCAATTGCAGCGATGCATCCTGCGCCTGGGCGACATCCGCCCGCTGCTTGGCCTGCGCGAACATGTCGATCGCCTTTGGCGCGACCTGAGAAATGACGTCGCCGACATTCGGCTGCTCGAACGCCTGAAATCCAGGAGACTGGAATCCGCGGCTTTCAACCTGGCGCCCGCTGACTGTTGGTACTGTTGGCATTTCGATATCTCCTTATCGACCGGTTGGCGTGCCTACGGCTGCGCTGATAGGTGCTGCCTTCTGGGAGAATGGCGACCACGTCCCGCCAGCCATTTGATAGGCTCCGTAAGCCTGTAGCGGAGTTGTGAGCAGCGTTGTCATCGCCCCCATATTCCCCTGCTTACGCGCGGATACCGCCTGGGCGTCATAGTTGGCGGACTGCACCTGATAGCCGTAAGCCTCGCGCTGGGCGTTGTTAACGGTCGTCAGAGCATCCAGCGTGCCGAACTGAGCGGTATCTCCGAAGATATCCAGAGCGTTACCGGTTGAGAGGTCAGCGCCGGTGGCACCCATTGTCGCCGCCTGTGTCCCGGCAGCCTGACGATTACGGCGGCGCACTTCCTCGGCCTGGGCATTGCCACGGTTAATCGAGTCCTGCGCCTGAGCTTCTGCCACATCCGCATTCTGCTCAGCAACAGCAGCAGAATATTTCCCTGTCTCATACTGGTTGTAAGCTGACAGCGCGCCTGCTGCGAGCGTCGCACCGGCTAAGATTGTGGTGGGTTCGCACATTATTTTTTCTCCATGTGGAAGCGATGAAACAGAAGACCGTGAGTGCCGTACGGCTGTGGTTCTTCAATGGTGAATCCCAGCCAGTGCAGCCAGATACGCGCTGTGTGGTTGCGGGCATCAACATAGTTTTCAAGATACGGGTAAACAGCCAGCATTGCATTGACCACTTTCCCGCAGCGGCGCAGGAAAGTGCGCTGGTATTTCTCCAGAGCATCGGTGCCCACCAGCCACGGGATACCGTTGCCGCCGATCATTGATGCCGGGGCCACGCCGAAGATGGTCACAACCTCCCCGTTGATAAGCCCGGCGCAGGAGAAAGTTGACGTGCGCAGACCGGTCTCAAGCACTCGGCGCGGGCTCCACCCGTTTGTTGCCAGGAATTCATCAACATCAGCCTGGCGAACATGCGGGAGCATGGCTTCGATATGTTCCTGGTTTGCCGGTACGATCTGAGCTTTAATCATTAGTTCCCCCCTACAGTCAGGCGAGGAATAACAGCCAGGACCGATAGCGGTAGCGGGTCTGTTTGGCGAACCTTCACACGACCGTTGTTATCCCAGATGCTGTCGAGTTTCACCTCAACTTTGCCGGTTGCGTCATCAACTGGATCGTCGTAGAACTCGAATTCACGTTGTGCATATTCGTACCATTCTCCACCAGGTGTTGACGCTTCAATGCCGCGACTGGCGTTTACGATTAGCGTGACCTTTGGAATGACCTGCTTTTTATCCAGCAGCGTTTCCTGCCCGTTGATATTGATGTCCAGTGTTTCGAATTCAGCGGTTATCGGCAGTCCGATATGCACCACTGCGCCCGGTGATTCCAGCGTGACAGCGCCACCAGTTACGGTTTTCTGGGGCTCAACGCTGGCGTCTGAGAGGATGTTTACTGTCTGGCCTTCGAGATGTGACAGACCGCTGAAAGTCTGGCGGGCCATCTGCCAGTTAGTTGTGGCCACAGTGCGCAGTACCACGGGAACGTTACGGTTGAAGCGCACAACCACGGCGGTATTACTCGTTACGGAGAGAATGTCACCACGCAATTCTTTCGCCACCACCTCGCCGGTATCAGGATCCGTCTCTGAGTACGGGAACTGAATCTGAGCGCCAACGTCAGTGCCCACGAAATAGGCCCCGCCGCTTATTGTCACCGGGTAGTCAACCTGATAGCTCCATTCACCACTGCCGCCGCTGATGGTCATAGTCCGTGTTGAGGTATTGCGGCCGTCATAACTCAGACCGCAATCGACAAAGAACGCGTCCTCTTCATTGGTAAACAGACGGCTGGACAGGCGCTCTATGTACCGTTTCGTCTGGCCGTTGATGGTGCGGTTAACCACGAAGTAAACAGCGTCCTCGCTGCCTTCGCTGATGGAGCAGGTGCTTTCGTACTTTCCGGTGCTGGACTGCGGTGCCCAGGCGAATACCTGCTGATCGCGCAGATAGGTCAGCACCAGCAGTTTTCCGTCGTCGCGGATGCAGAACGCGCTGCTGTACGGCACGATGCAGAATGACCAGTCGACAATGCTGCGCTTCTGGAACAGGTGGTTTGCCAGTATGGTCAGGTCCGTACCCTGGTATCCGTCGACGTCGAAGGAGTAGGCCAGATCGCGCACCACACTCCCCTTTTCCTGGATGAACAGCGCGATGTTTGCCACCGCGATCGGCGGCACATTGCTGGAACCGTTGTTTCCCTGCGAACTGAATGAAAACGCCGACGGCGTGAGGACCTTATTCTGGTCTCCGGATATCGTATATTCCCCGCCGGATGTCAGCGCGACCAGGTTGCCGACGTCGATAAGATGGCGAATCTCATTCACCTGTCGCCCGGCGTAGGTGTAGATGATGCGATCGTCATCCTGGATTGGGTTGTTCTTCCCGAAGTCCTTATAGTCACCGGTCCGGCTCGCCCAGATCGTTTGTGGGTACGCGGTGGACGCGGCGAAATACAGGCGCTGCTGATAGTAAACAACCGTGCTCGGGTAGCCGTTGACACTGTTCCATGCGTACCGTGCCCACTTGTAGCTGCCATTCGCCGATCCGACAACCTGGGACGGGATGTAGCTAACCACCGTAGCAGTGGCTGTCAGGCCGTCGCTGGCTACGGCTGTAATGCGTACGATGCCGAAACCGCTGTGCAGGTACTCCCACTGGATGCCGGTATCATCATCACCTGTGCCGCCCCATCCATCCCACGACATGCCTTCGGTGTGAGAAGGTCGCAGGGTCCCGGTCTTGCCGGAAGTATTGGCACGGTAGTAGTTGCTGTCGGCGCGGCGCACATCGTTGATAGCGGTGGACTTGCTGGTCTCCCAGACAGGAACGGAATCAACCGCAGGCTGTTCGAGATAAAACAGCTTACCGACCTGCTCTGCGCCAAAGATGGCAGAGCTGGCCGTCAGCGTAATGGTCCCGGTGCTGGCGCTGGCGTATACCTTCACTGACTCGTCAACGTTGATATCTTCGAACGGTCCGTTTTTTGTGGTGACATCGACGATCTGCCAGTTGTCGTGCGCGTAACGGCGCAGCTCCTTCGGCGGATAGGCCGGGTGAACCAGTGTAAGCACGTCGGCGCTCTGCGTGAATTTAATGCGGAACAGGTCGGCCTCAGCATACGGCATAGCCAGCTCGTAGATCACATTGCTGCCGTTCAGAACATACGCACCATCTTTGATAACGCGCATGTAGTTGTGCCCGAACTCCAGTGCATAAGTCTGGACGGTCGAGAACTGGAAAGGAATAAGACGGCATTTGCGCGCCGGATATTTGGCTTCGCCGACGAAGCGCGTGCCCGGGCGATTCTCCACCCCGCCATACTGACGGACAATAAAGTTGTCGCACTTACGCAGCGCAACCTGATATTTCGACATATCGATGCGCCCGTATAGCGACGGGCCAATCTCGCCACCGGCAAAGCTCGGCTGGATCCAACTGAAAGCCATTATGACAACCTCGCTGCGGTGAACTCATCGACTGGCGGCTGCGGCTCCTGGGATTCGTTCTGGCTGTGCGAGCCAGCGCTCAGGATGACGCTGCGGTACATAGTCAGTGCGTTGTTACCGAGATCTGCGCTGCCGGTCAGCGGCATATTGATGGCGGCGGCCAGACGCCAGGACAGCGCTTCCATGAAGATTGCATCGAACATGTTCACGTCGGTGACGCGGGCGATGTACTTCAGCCATGCCTGAGGCTGATCGGTGTAGATCAGCTTTCCGGTGCCGTCGGTATCAGCCCCAACCTCATAGTTGATGCGCATGGCCGCCGTCGGATTACGGATACCGGGCACCATAATTTCGGTGATACGCAGGCAGTCAGTCGGATACTGGTAGGAATAAGCCCAGTCCGGCGGCGGATTGTTGGTATCGGCCAGTGCCAGGCGTTTGGTTGCAAAGTTCCAGTCGAAGTCCGCCAGCGCAGCATCGCGGCAGGAATCGAAATGCAGGGAGCACTGCCCGGCTTCTTTGCTGGCCTCGGTCAGGCTGTTAATGCTGCGGCTGTTCCCGATATTGCTCAGCGCGCGGTTGCAGATCTCGATAACGGAGGCCATTAATCATCCTCCCCGCCTGGGTAGAATGCATCTTTCAGCTCTTTGGCATCATCACGTTTCTGAGGAGCCAGGCCGATATCGGTTATCTGAAGCTCAACATAGTTGTCTTCACCATGATCTGTAGTGCGGGTAGACACAGAACATACGTTAGCCATTGCCATTAATGACACGCTATCGCCCACCGCTGGCAATGATTTTGCATTCAGGCCGAGACGTTGCAGAGATTCGTTATCCAACGTGATGCGCAACCCCCAAGGATACTGATCTTTGGTTTCTGGTTTGCCATCTTCACCAACGAATGAGTCGGTGCCTGTTTTCATATTTACAGTTTTCATTCTCAGGTCTCCGCATAGAAAAGCGGGGCCGTTCGGCCCCGGCTTTTAGCACTTTAATAAGCGTTTACACGCCCAGTTCTTTACGCCGGGCGTCAATCTTCTCTTTGAGAGTTTTCGCGCTGGTGTTTTTATGCGGAGCTTCGCCGAACATCTCTTCGTAAATGGTACGAAGCTGGTCCAGTTCCTGAAGCTCTTCATTGGTTGGCAGATCGTCATCCTTCACCACGACATCACCGTCGTTATGAGGGATAAGGTTTTTGCCAGCCTTTCCGGAAAATTCCACAATATCGCCAGGCTCGCAGAGCTTTCCGTTAATGAAAGAGCGTTCTTTGACGCGATATTTAGACATTGGTCTGCACCCCGCCAACAATGCCAGCGGTTACTTTGCCAGTGGTCGGCGCGGTACCGGTGACGGTGTAGTTAAGACGGATGTAGCGCTCCAGTTTCATCGGCAGCGTGATGACCGGCGTTTTGTAACCAACGGTCAGGGATGCCAGAGGAATGACCATGGAGATCACATCAGTTGCAGAGCTGAATGACGAGTTGTCATCGGTCTGTACCGTTACAGTCAGGCTGGTCAGAGTGTTGAATGCCTCAACAACCTGAATCAGCAGCGGGATATCGCCATTTTTACCGACATCCTTACTTGAGCCGGTGTCAATGACGTTGGTTGATACCGCGGTGGCCGTAATGGCCTGAGCCGCGGAGAACAAAGCCTGTTGATCAAGCAACATGATTCTCTCTCCTTACGCCGTTACGGCAGATTCAGTGTTGAGGATTGCATCCGCGCGACGGATAGGAATTCCCAGGAAGGAAACGATCTTCTTACCGCCGTACTCTTCGATAGTAAGGTTCACGTTTTTGGCATTCATAGCCTGTTTGTGCAGCCATGCGTGGATGGTTTTATTGGCATAGATAACTTCTTTGCCATCACCCAGCATCGCCACGTCGCGGGCATAGTACGCATCAACCATCATGCTGATCAGGTCAGCGCCGGTTGATGCGTCTTTGGTCAGCGTGGTCACATCGATGTTGCAGATGCGGGAAATTGAACGCCAGTCACGCACGCTCAGACCCAGGTCCCATTTGAATTCGTCACGATACGCACGGAACTGGCCACCGTTACCGTCACTTACCAGGTCATCACCAAGGTCTTCATGCTGGAAGCCTGCAACCATGCCTTCCGGATAGATCATGTGAGCAGTGTTCTCACCCCACGACATAAACCAGATAGAGGTGTTAGTAGAGCCGCTACCACCGGAGCTGAATACGTTCTCTGCGCTTGCGGCTTTGCTGGTGCTCAGCGTGTTGAAGCGTGGAGCCAGGCCCATGAATGCTTCAGGCTCAGCATCTGTGTTACCGTAGAAGGTATAGCGAGATACTTTGTTGTTGAAGCCCTGCAACTTGCCCATGTTTTCGGAAACACGGAACGCTGCGGCATTGTTGGAACGGTCTGCCAGAGCCTTATCAACGAAGCCCAGGTCGTACAACATACCGGTGGTGTCGGTCACTGGTACGGTCTGGGTTTTGGTTGGCTGAACGCCCTGGTTATAGCGGCGCCATACCGGCTCAGGAATACCTGCGCGGATGGTGGTTTTGTGCTTAGAGCCGTCGTTACACGGCACATAGATCGCATCGGTCAGGATGTCGTTGGTTTTCGCCAACTGCTCCACGATGCGCGCGATTCGCCCGTTCTTGTCAGTACGATTGTAGATGTCAAGCAACGATGGCAGAGTTTGACCGATTAAAGCCATTTTTCATACCTCACTTTTTGGGATAGAAGGCGGAGATAAGGTCACTGCCGCCGCTTTCATGACCGCCGGTGACAACCTTGTCTTCTGACATTGCCTTGCCGACTTTGATAAACGCTTTAACAAGCGCCGGGTGGTTACCCAGACCGGTAGTGTCCAAGTACTCTTTAAGTTCTTGATCGCCGAATTGCTCCAGAGCGCGCTGTGCAGCGCTGAGGTTTGCCGTCAGTTTGTCGCCACCGATCTCTTTGTCTGCCTTCACGTCAGCAGCCCACTGCTCAGTGGTCTTCTGCCAGGATTCTGCCTGCTGCTTCTGCACCATTGGGAGGATCTTGGTGCCGTACAGGTCGACCATCTTCTGCGCCTGCTCGTTGTTGAGGTTCAGCTCACGAGCGATAGGCTCGAACTGCTCCAGCGCTGCGGTGTCGAGTTCCTGACCTTCAGCTGGTTTGAACTCGTATTTCTCCGGAGCACCTTCCTGCTTCTGCTCTTTTTCATCAGACTTATCTGCTGGCTTATCACCATCGGCGGGCTTGTCGTCCTGAGGCTTATCGCCTTCAGTACCAGACTGTGGCTTATCGCCTTCTGGTTTCGCCGGGTCAGCAGCAGGTGCTGGAGCATCGGTAGCAGGTGCGGCTGGCTCAGACGGAGCCGGTGCAGCGCCACCATCAGCAGGTTGCTCATTGCAAAGACGGCGATGCAGCAAACGTTCAAATAAATTCATGGTTACTCCTGTTCACTGGCCTCTGCGGCCATCTTCAGATACTGATCCGGGCAGTGCGTCATGACGCGTTGCAGTAGCAGCAGCGCCAGGTTGCGCTGCCCTTCGTTGAATGCGGTGATGTGCGGGTCTACGTTGAAGCAGGCACCGAACACCTGACCTTTCTCCAGCAGTGACCAGACGACCCGGCGGCCCTGCTCGCTATCCATGACGAACTTGATGTCGTCCTTCTCGCGCTGTTCCAGATCGTGCTTCTTTCGCTCGTTCTGAATGCGCAGTTCCTCTTCGTCGAAGTCCGTCATTGCTGCGCCGCTCCCACTGCGTTAGTGATTGCTGTCAGTGCGCTTGGATCTGCGGTTTGCGTATCGCTGAGCGTCTTCGCGCCCTGCGCTACGGCCTGACCCATTGCCAGCGCCTGAGCTGCCTGCTGTTGCTTGGCGCGCTCTTCACGAATGCCGTGCACCTGCTCCTGCGGAACGATGACGGTTGGCGATACGCCGGACATTTCAGAGAACGCGTCGATAGCCTGATCGACGTCGAGCTTGTCGAGCGCTTCAGGTTTGAACTGTGCGAGTTGGCCGATGAAGCCAACGGTCTGCGACAGGCTGGTGAGGCCGATAGATTTCTGCGCCTGCGCCATAACGGAGATGTATTCGATGCGCAGCGGCATGCCCTGCATAACGTCAGGCGGAGGCGGCAGCATGTTCTTGCGCGCCATGATGGAGAACACGCGATCGATAAGCGGGTTGAGCGCCTCGTCGTTCAGGCGTTCCAGCACCGGGCCGAGCATCAGCAGCTTTTCTTCCTTCATCTCGATCACTGCCTCCACCGGCATTGAGCGGGTGTTGATGTTTTGCAGCATCATGAAGAGGTCGACAAAGTAGGCGCTGTTGATGGTCTGGCGGGTGTCCTGGATGTCAGCCAGCAGGTCGGCGGTATTCGGGTTTACCAGGTACGCAGGTTTAAAACCGTCCTGGCCGCTCAGAACGTCGAGATACGTCACGTCGCCTGGCAGCAGAGAAACGCGCTGATTCTTCAGTGAAGTTGGCGCAACCATCGGCGGGTTTGTAGCTTTGTCGATGAGCTGAGCTTTACGTTTCTGCTCAACCTGAAGTGCTTTAACCTGCCCGAGCGCCAGCATGCCGGGGCAGGAAGACGCGTATACGTCCTCGCCGTTAACTTCCCAGCGCGGCGCCAGAATCGGGAATTCATCGAAACCAGATTCACGCAGCAATTTGTCGGAGTCGCCGCCTGTCTCGAAATAGACAGAGCGATACGGCTTGTTCTTGCTGTCCATCTTCCCGCTGTCGCGGTTGATGTTTGGCGTGATGCAGTGGTTTACCTCGATCCAGTCTTCATACGATCCGCTTTCCCATTGGCTCTTCACGGACGCGCTGACATTATCCAGACCAAACTCTTGCACGAGCTGGCGCACGGTCATGGAGAACTGACGGAAGGAGGTGTCGACACTGCCACGCGGGCTGTTAGCCAGGTAGTAGCTGCCAATCGGGAAAGGCATTGTGCGGATCACGTCCTGGTCATCTTCCAGAACAGCCAAAGCGGCGGTGCCATAAGTACCCAGACTGGCGTACATGACGGGCAGAGACTGATAAAGATTCGACTTGTTGAACACTTCGTTCATGCGGCGCTGCACGACTTCCAGCCAGACCTTCACCGGGCCGTAATCCATCATGTCAGGGTCAGGCGTTGCCAGCTTGAACCACGGGCGCGCAGGGCTGGTGATGCCAGACATCATGCCGCTGGCGAGAGTGCGCTGAGCGAATGATCCGGTAGGGTCAACAATTTTGGTGTTGCGGCGATCGTCACGGTTAACGTCAGACGTCAGGAAGCGGGAACCGCGCGGATTGATAAAGTCGCTCAGGTCGCGCCAGTGCGGCTCGAACGATGTGCGCTCATTCTTCAGCTGTGCGAGCTGCTTCAGCAGCCGCTCTTTTTCGGTTTCCACCATCTCTGCGCGCTCCGTTACTGACCGAGCAGCGTTTTACCGCTGGTATTTGCGGCGGAAGTGTCGCCCTGGGCACCGGTAAGCATGGTCGAGTTACGACCGGCGGCAGCACGGCGGCGGCGCTCTTCGTCATCGCGCGCACTGGCAACAGCGGCGTCCTGCTCCTGAGGTGCGGCCTGAACTTCTGGTGCCGCTGGCACTGATGGCTTGCTGCCGATACACATAGCGATAACCTCACACATGATTAAATTATTACCAATTTAACCATATACGGATTATTTTACGTAGTGTATTGACATAATGGACTGCAATTATTACCCTTCAGGTAACACAACATGAAAGCGCACTTTGATATCGGTTCGGTGAGGTCTTGCCGCTAAATCAAAACTGGTGAGTGCGCTTACAGGTGTGAGCAGTACGGCACATGGCACATGTGTCGCAGCGGTCTGGCGGGGTCCTTGATGCTACTTCCCCCGAGCAGGTAGCCGGAATGTGCAAGTCAGTGTTATCGGTATGCACGGACATGACGACTCACCATCGTGGCGATACGGTGTGACACCTCGGAAGAGACGAGGTCATAACAGGTAAGAGCATTGAGATTGATCGTCGTTCCTGGGCCCAAGGTCTGCTCGAAGTCAGTGCTCTTTCCGTTGTGGTGAATGCGCAGGCTGATGCGCGACCGATGTATAAACAGCGCCCATGGCAAGCCGTACCCAATCGGCGCCTCAAGACAGTGTCACTGGTGGTGCGGGCGCTCCAACCAGTAAGCCGGATTCTCAGCCCGGCCACCACAACCCAATCACGCCTTAGGACCGTGATACGGCAGTACCAGGCAATGCGTGTAGTTTTGGCGGTGGCAGTTGCGCCCATGATGGACTGAACACCGCCCTTTTTACAGCAGAACGCCATTCCGATGACGTTGCGCTGTAAACCCTGCATCACCCGCCAAGGAAGGCACTCCGTTGATTATTCGCCCGGCTCGCCCGGGCATTTTTTTAAGGTGAAAATCATGAAGACCGTAGAGATATTGGCAAGGCATCTTAACTCATGGCCAGCTGATACAACTGGCATTTTTATGTCTCCTGATACCGGTGCATTCTTCGGATGGCGAGTTGGATTTGAGAATCCTCAAAGCATTTGTACAGAATCCTTATCCGGGCTCCAGCCTGCCGATGATGCTGGCACTTATGTTACCGAATGTGACTTTCGCGAAGAGAAATGCAGACTATCCATCATCACGATGGCCAAGAGCACCAATCTGACGCCAGACGAAGAATTACGAAAAGAGAACCTCTACCACACGAAATTGCAGTGCCTGGCTGAGGTTCTTGGTAAACAGTCATTCATTGACAAAAATTCAGCCAACAATGCAGCAGAAGCGATCAACGCCGCATTTGATAAGATTACTTTTTGAGGTAAGCAACCATGGTATCAACCGCATCCCCAGCACCATCCTGCATGGCTATCGAGCAGGAAATTCAGGCCAAAGGCTTAACAGCGCCGCGCGTCACGCGAGACGACATGATCGCAAACATTGCTCACACTGAAATCGTTAAGCACGTTTCAGTTACCGGTCAGGTTCTTCGCTGGGCGATCATTACGACAAAGAATGGCTTTGCGGTTACCGGAAAGCCATCATGTGCAGTCTCATCTGAAAACGACAATGAGGCGATCGGAAAACAGATTGCTCTAACGAACGCAGAGAACGAGCTGTGGCCGCTGATGGGTTACGCCTTGAAAGAGAAGTTGAGCCAACAGTGAAAGACGAATTCGACGGCTTTTAACGCCGTGACATGTCACATTTAGCCCGCCGATGCGCGGGCTTTGTTACTTCCAAGGGTCATATTCTGTGACCGCCTTGCCCTGCTGGCTCTCCTGCCCAGGAATGCGCAGGCGCTTCGTCACCGGGAAAGCAAACGTCAGCAGCAGCGCGTCACCCTTGCCCGGCGAGCGCCCTAACCTCTCTTTAATATCTTCCTTCGGCTCAATGACGATCTTGCCGTCCACCCTGACTTTGTATTCTGCTGCCGAAAGGTCATCAGCCGTCTCCTGGTCGTCCAGCGCGCCGCCGAGCTTGAGCCATGTTTTGCAGCTGTTGAACATCTCGCCGCGCTTGTTGAGCATCTGCGGGTCTGTCGATCCGCCGCCAAACGGAATTAGCTGCCACGTCCGGCCCCAGCCGTCACCGATGGACTTCAGCCCGGTGCCGTAACCGAAGTCGATAAACACCGCGTCAGCCTGGTACTGGTCCTCAAAGTCTGCGATGCGCTTCGCCATAATCAGATCGTCAGTGGTCTTGTTGCCGGTCCATAGCACTTTGCTGTGCAGACCCTGGCGCAGGTATATCACCGCGTCATCCACGCCGGAATATGCCGGGTCGACGCCGATAATCACTGGTGCGTGCGCCACCTGCGCAGCGGTCACCACGCGCTTCATCGCCTCGTCAGTGAGGCCGGTTGGGATAAACTGGAGTTCAGACGCGTCAGGGAAGATACCCCGCACACGGACTTTAACGAAGTCGCTGTCCTCGCCGTAGTCATCCACCCATTTCTGAAGCTGCTGTTTGTTCGTGCCTTCCACGGTGCGGCTGTCAATCTGCGCGCACTTCCAGCGGTGTTTATATTTGCGGAAGCACTCGCGGAAACGCCCGGTGTTGCGCGTCGGGTTCCCGAACGCTACCCAGATGATTTCCGTGTCCTCGTCCGTCAGCGCACCTTCGGCAACCTCCCATACCAGATCGGCAATGTTGGACGCTTCGTCGAATACCACGATGATGCGCTTGCGCTCGTTGTGCAGCCCGGCGAACGCCTCTGTGTTGTGCTCAGACCACGGGATTGCGTCAGCTCGCCAGCGTTTATCGTGGCCCGGATCGTTGCTGTACATCGCCGTGGCGGTGCAGGTGAACCACTCTTTCGTGATAGCCAGATTCGACCATTTGATGATTTCCGGCCAGGTCTTGGTGCGTAACTGGTTGTCGGTGTTGGCGGTCACCACCACCTTACAGTCCTCGCAGGTGGACATGCCCCAGTTGATCAGCATCGAGATGAAGGCGGACTTGCCGATGCCGTGGCCGGAGGCGCGGGCCAGCATAAGCGGCTGGTGACGCGTCGCGGGGTTCTGGAGGTGATCGCGTATCTCGCGGAATGCGTCAGCCTGCCAATTTCTCGGCCCGGTGGCGTGAGCCAGTTCTGTGCCATCTTCGCCCCACGGGAACGCATACAGCGCATAGCCCAGCGGGTCATACGTGAACGAAGCAATATCCTCGACGAGCTGCTCTTCCGGCGACATGGCTGTGGCTGTCATTCTTCACCACCAGCCTGTTTCTTTACGCGGTCACGGGCCTTAGCCATGCGCTCGGCAATGGTGACGGTGCCGGAAACTTCCAGGCGCTCTTTGAACGCGTTGACGTCGACGTGCTTACCAATCAGTTCGAGGTTCTTCACCTTGTCCGGCCATTTGATTTTTTTGAGGATGGTCTCTATCGAATCCTCGTTCATGTTCATGATGGTTGAGGACAGGTCGAACCCGCTGAGCGTGGTACGCCAGATTTTCGGCCACTCGCGGATAGGCTTCAGGCTTCCGTCATCGTTCAGGATATCCAGCACATCCATCTGGTCGATTTCCACCAGGCGCATGAGGACGTAGTCGGCGCTGACGCGCATGCGCTTGTTTCGCTCCTCCATCAGTTCGGCGATTCGTTTCTGGATTCTTTCGTCGCGCATCATCACGCTGGCTTTGACCGCAGCCGTATTAGGCGAAAATCCTGCGTCTATCGCTGCCTGAGACTGGTTTTCAGGTGTCTTAATGTAGGACTGGCAGTAAGCCTCCTGCATCGCTGTAAGAGGCTTATATTGCGTTGATTTGCGTTTGTGGGTTTTTGGTGTCGCGGGCATCATTACCACCTGAGTAATTTTATTACCATGCAGGTAATACTATCACGCCCGCGCAGATGTTACATGACTGGTATCGGATCGTCTTCCTGGCTGTCGGCACGGTTGAGGAAATGTGTAACCACTCCCAGTACCGTTGTGTCGTCCAGTGCCTCACCTTCGATGGACTCACCCTCCGGAACGATAAGCGCCCGCCCCTGCACGATGGCGAACTCCGTGCGGCCGCAATAGGAAATTAGTACGGTATCACCCGGATGTGGTTTACTTGCGACGTTTATGATTGCGTAACCAGCCGACGTCTCAACGGTTCGACAGTTGCCGTCGTAGCCGCACATGCTGGTGATGGTAAGGCGGGATTCTGCGTAGTCTTTTGCGGGAGATGGAAAGCCCATAATGGAACCCCACATAAAAATACTGTACATTTAAACAGTATATTCATGTGAGGATTTAGTCAATACGCCGTGACCTGTCACACCGCAAGTTTCGTTTCGTGCCAACCCTGCGTTACCCAGCAAGCCGAATCACCGGTGCACGGGCAGGACTTCACCGGCAGGCTGTCGCCGCACTTACCACACTGGTTGGCGCTGATAGCTTTGATGCGTCCGCGCACCCGGGCATCATCCTGGCGGATCAGCAGAGCAATGTACTCGCTCAGTTCGTATGGTTCCCGTCCCGGGCGGCGCCCGGCGCAGTTCCGCACCAGCATCTGCATTTCCTGCTCGTCGAGAACCAGCTCCAGTTTGCGCTCACCGGATTCAGCCTGGCGGGCGCGCTGCGCGGCTTTGCGTTCTGCTGCGGTCTTAGCCATTCTGATTGCCCACCTTGCCACGATTCGCCGCCCAGGTAAGCTCACGCTCCAGGCGCATCGTCTCACCATGCTTCAGCGCGTACAGGCGGTTTTCCATGTCAGAGTTTGCAGCCATACAAATCACCGACCACTGCTCAGGCGTGAACGTGAAAAGCTTCTCGCCATCTTTCAGCACAATGCAGTTCTTTGCATCATCGCGGAACACGCAAATATCAGACATCGCCCCTCTCCTTCTTCGCCAGCATTAGCATCGCATCGCCGTAGCGCTCCACTCCTTTGGCGAGCGCACCCTTCACGTTAATTCCCTGGATGATATCCGCCGGGACCACCACCGGCATCGGCACGCGGATAACCAGCCTGCGGAGTTCGGCTATTTCGTCGGCCTGCTCCATCACCCTGGCGTACAGGTCCGATGCTTCGCCTTTCCACCAGGCCACGTCGGCTTTAAGGCGGCGCAGGCGCCGCTGTTTAAGTTTGCTCACCATGGCAGCCACCCCATGCCCTGAAGTGCACTGATAACCAACAGCACGGACATCACCACGTCGAATGGGTTAGCCATCACTTCACCTCCTGCTGCGGTGCTGATGTTTCAAAAACAAGATCATTGCCGCCGCATGCAGGGCATTTTACATCCCCTATCAAAGCGCCTTTCACGATTTCCGCGTGCTTGCACTGCTGGCATGTCATCTTCATCTCAGATTGTAATGAGTAAGAGGTTTCTCTGTTTGCAATTTTATTACCGTAAATTTTCAAGCCCATTATTTAGTCTCCTGCCGAGGTGCTGCTGGCCGCGTAATAGGCATCCAGTGCGTCACGTCATCAATCGTTGAGTAATAATCTACGTCAGAAAAAGTCCTGGCATGCCCATCATATCATAATGAGTGGTTGACACCCTTAGTGGGAGAGTAGGTCCATATTTCATAATCATATTGTTCCGGCATCCGCTCACTGCAAGCCATCCAACCATCAGGCAACTCATCACGATTACTTACACGTTCGGCACCCTGAAGCATGGCGGCGCGGCAGGCGTTCCATCCATCAGCTAACGGACCATCAGTGTGCGGTTTCTCTGGTGGTATCTTCACAGATACCGGCACTGGAGGGGCGGCGCGGTACAGAAGCACATCGCCCATCTCTGCTCTGGATGCTGGCCACACGTCTGCATCAGAGCCGGAGTTGAGATAATCAAGATTGGACTGGTCGATGACGCACACATGCTCCGCTTCGAGCGATGCCAGCGCGATACGCGCCAGCTCAAGATCCATTTGCGCTTTTTCTGACTCCGGAAATCCTGATGCGACAGAAATTCTGTGCTGAAGCTTTTCGATTAACTGCTCTTTGGTGAAGGTGCTCATGATGCATCTCCTTTACCGGCTGCTGCGGCGCGTAAGTTGCGCTCTGCAATTAAAGCTGTATCAGTCGGGTCGGTGGTTTCAACGACGCCCGGTTGCAAACGGCTCAAGTCAGAGCCCGTCAGGTTAAAGATTGCGTAAGAGATATCACTGGCGGACTGGCGCATAATCTCCCTTTGTTCAGCAATCCGCTTCTCTGCGGCTTCCAGCTCAAACAGCAGCGCTAGAATGTCGTCATCTCCATGTTTTTCGGCGGCTTCACGTAATGCGCGTTTGTCGATGTTGCTCATTGGGCGACCTCCCGCTTCTGTTTGTTGTATACGGCCCAACTCAGAGCATCGAGCTTGCCTCGGCCTGCTTTGTCGTACATGTGGATGCCATCTTTGCAGGCGTGCTCCTGCTTTACCTGCTCTTCGAGAGTGCTTATCTCTTCGTAAGACAGGGTTGCCAGTTTGAGTCGATTCCACCCAAAGTTACGGATGCGTGTCATGACTGCACTCCTTTGCGAAGCTCGTCGGCGAAGTTCTCAGCATCAGCGGCCATGCCAGCAGCCTCTTCAGACATCCTCATGCTTCGGCTACGCAGAGCCTGCTGTCGTTCTCGCTTATGTGCGGCAAACATCTCCACACCCTGTGCCCGAACTTCAGCCAGGAAAGCGTCGGTCGCCGTCGTATCAGCTCGGATGCTGTCACGCAGGATAAAGAATGCATCAAGCATGCCTGTTTCAGGAGTTTCATCCTGATGTTTCTCATACGCATCAAGAGCCTTCATCATCACAGGTCCGAATGGTTGAGGGTGTGCAGCCTTCAGCCCCGCATTCTCCGCAGCCAGCGCATTACTGCGAGCCAGTTGCACATCCAGCTGCGTAGCCAGATCGCTGATCAGTTGTGCAACGTCGCGCACATCGACGGCGCCGCATGATGATTTCAGCTCAGCCACCTGGTCATGCCCGCGCTTTACCAGTTCACTCACATTGCATTCCATCTTTACCCCCGCTTACCCGTATAAGTTATTGATTACGTTGATATCAAAAAGGATCATCGATTCAGAACACTTCGACATTCCATCCGCCACCGGCTTTCTTCGGCTTCACAGTCACGCCGATGATGCGGAACGGATACTGATCTGCTGCGACTTTGGTTTTCACCCTGGCGTCGTCGGTCCAGAAACCTTTCACCTCGTGCAGTTCCATCTCACCGGTGGCGAGCATCACTGCGAAGTCAGGCGTATAAAACGTGTTGTCTGCCAGCCTCAGTTTGACCCCTTCGAACCGGTACCAGGCCACTTCCCCGACATGCTTTCGCAGCTCCAGGTGCCTACAGTAGGCCTCCTCGGTTTTGTTCATTTGTCCTGCTTTTAACCTTCCCAGAGCCTGAAGACTTTTTCGCATTGCCTTTCCCCTTGGTGGATTTCTCTGGTGCATCCCCGCTGTATTTGGCGTAAAGCTTTGCCTCGCGCAGACAGTCTTCAAAAATGCCCTTGCTCTTAACCGACGGCTGCGATGATCGGCGGTAAAAATCTATCGCCGCGTTTGCCCCCCCCTGCGCCACCGATTGCGAGAACCCTTCATTCAGCAGGTAGGTGCGGATGTTCTTTTCGATAAACTCAATTGGGTGCATTTCAGCCTCCGATTACCTATGAGGTAATTTAAATCCATATTAGAGTTAAAATCAATAGCTATGCGCATATTTTGTTACCTACTAGGTAATTATGCAGGCGTAAAAAAATGCGCTGCCGCGCCGGTGCTACCTGATGAGTCCTGCCGCCTTCCCTCGCCGGTACTCCTCCATCAGCCACTGGGCCGGTGTCATTCCTCCCAGGGTTGCGGCATTCGGCATGCATCCGAAGCTTTTTCCGGGAGGGTGGTAAACATCCCCCCCTGTGTCCTCCGGTGTTTGTATCGGCTCTGGCTTCGCCTGGATGCTGAGAACCGGATCCGGAATCTGGTGACCGGCCGCCACTTTAGCAGCCCATTCCTCCAGCAGTTTGCGCGCATGCTTCTCAACTTCCACCTCACTCAGCTGGCGCTGATACATCGCACGGCGGGTATCGCACACAATCCAGTACATGACCGGGTGGCGCCACGGGAATCGCTCGGGCCCACCAGGCTGGAGGCTTTTTTCTTTGGCGTAACGGTGAAACTCCCCCATTACGTCCTCGATGCTTACGCCCAGCACCATCTTGCTGTCCTTGCACCACTTGATGAACTGCCCGGGCGACGGCCAGAACGGTGATTCACTGGCGCGGGCATGGCGCATTCCTGCCGATACCTGCTCTCTGGTACGGATACCACCTTCGGCAAATGCGGCGATCCACTGGCGCTTCGCGTCGGTTTCCTGCTGCACGGTCTTCAGGTTGGTCTGCTCAGCTGCAGGAAAGAGTTGCTTAAGCTGTTTAAACAGGGCATCGACGAGACGCTCCGCGCTCATGTTTACAACGTTGTCCTGCTGATCGTGGTGATTATCCGGTCCCATCATGCGAGCCAGAGCGCTAGCATCACGATTCTGAATTGCTGCGAATACGTTACTCATAAGAAATCCTTCCAGCCCTCAGGACTGTTCCAGTGTGGTACGTCATCATCAGAGCTTTCACCGCGCTTTCCTGCCGCTCTTTTTTTCCTGTTCATCAGCAGCCGGGCAAACTTCTGCTCCCACTGCACGTGTTGCATCACATTGCCTTCCGCCATCCAGTAGGTGATGAATTCGATTAGTTCTGATTTCTTGTACCCGTCAGCAGGTATTGCATGTCCCCACATTCTGGCACGCATGACAAAGTCATCTGACGGCTGCCAGTTTTCATGCATGGTGAATTTACCGATCGGTTCTCCGATACCTGGAACGACAACGGGAGGGATTTGAATTCCTTCGCGCGCAGAGAGAGGGGTTTTATTTATATCTTCCTCTTCCTCTTCCTCTGGTAACTCTTTTTGTAACGCTGCGCGCGTTACATTTTGCGTTTCACGTTTCCGGTGTTCTGCGACTCTTCTGTTTGTAAGTGCCCGTTTTTTCGATGATTCACCGTTGTGACGCTCAAAGTTAGGCAGCACCAGCTTTTCGTCGACATATGCGAGCCAGCCAACAGTGATCAGTGCATCAGCGAATCCGGTAATAAAAGCGAGTCTGTCCAGTACTCCCTTTGTAACGCTGCCAGCGTTACCATCTATTGTCTGCTGATCGGCCCACGCCCAGATACGAACCAGCTTCCCGAGAACAGCATCTGGGTCGATGTTCAGTAGCTCTGCTATCTGAAATATTTCAGGCTTATCAGGGGTGATCACCTCGACCTTAATCCAGCTGCTGGCCATCAGATCACCTCCGGCACATTGCCTTTCGCAGCTTCATCCATAATCCGTTTAATCTCCGCCTGGCGGCGCAGGCTGGAGTTGATGGCGCACTCAACGCAATGACCGTTATAGACGTAACGCTCGCTGTCATGACCGTGCTTGCACTTTTTGCCAGTGTAATAACGCTTAAGACCTGCCTTTGCAGCGTCCAGACGAGTGATAATCTCCATTACGCGACCTCATTGACGTTTACTATTACGGTAATTTTGTGCGATGGCCGAAAAAAGATCAACCATATTCGGATCATTATTACCTGAGAGGACTGAATAGATATGAAAAGACCGCCAGAAGGCGGCCTGATGGGGTTTGGAAGAGGTTTTATTCGTAGAAGAAGATAGCAAGTTCCGGCTTGGTTCTGACCCATCCGCGTTGTTTACATGCCTTAAATAGCCCATTCATCAATGTCTTACCGGGCATTTTCCGGCGGCCTGTCAGATGCGTCTGGATGTAATGGCTGGTCGTTCCGGCCTCGTCAGCAAAGGCATTTCGCTCATCAGGAGTGAGCTGCAACCAGTGTTTTTTGAAGTCGAATTTTTCGTTCTCGCTCATAGCTATTGCCTGATATTAATTTCAGATAACAAATATTCACCCAGAAGGTAATAAAAATCAAGGTTTGTTACCTGTCAGGTGCATTTACCTGTGGGGTAAATTCGCTTTTAATTGAACCACTAACTAATTCATATATGAGGCGATTCACCAGAGCATGAAAAGTATTCAGGATATCCGCAGGCAGAATATTAACGATATCATCGACCGTGACTTTAACGGGGTGCAGACTCGTCTGGCGGAAAGACTGGGAACTCAGGCAAACCTGGTGAACCGCTGGGCCCGCGGGCAGAAGGTTGTCGGCGACACGGTGGCGCGCAAGATTGAGAAGGCAGCGAACAAGCCGTCGAACTGGCTGGACGTCGACCACTCATTATCCGCTGTCGCCATCCCCCAGGAGGAGATCACCCCTTCCGATATCGGCCAGTTGGCGGCGCATAACCTTGAAGCGTGGATGCAGAACAACCGCGACCTGTCATCTCAAGGAAAGGTGTCGAAAGCGTCCGGGGTTGCCCAAGCTACAATCCAGCGCATGCTGAACAATGAGGTAAGCGTATCCATCTCCACCCTGGAGGCGATCGCCAGCGCGTTCGGGCGCCGCGGCTATGAGCTGCTAATCCATCCCCGCGACCCGGCTACCATCCATTACGACCGGGCCCGCTACGCATTGTTACCTGAGAGCGAGAAAAGCAAGATCGAGAGCTACGTCGATTTCGTGATTGTTCAGAACGGTAAAACGCAAGAATAACTCCATACATTTCAGATACTAAGCCGCCATTGAGCGGCTTTTTTATTGGCCACAAAAATTACCTAACAGGTAATTTTTTATAATCATATCTATTGACATCAAACCATATAAGGATAATTATTACCTCAACGGTAACACTGAGGTAACGAATTATGCAGTGGAAAATCATCAACGGTTGGTACTGCGTTACGGCGTGCGGGCTGATGAGCACCAAGTGCCGCACTCTGCATGAGGCCATCAACTGGGCGTTTGTCACCAAGATGGCAGTCAAAACTGAAATGGATATGGGGAGCAAAACATTATGAGCATTAACGGCTGGTACTACCTTCACCAGAACAACGACCTTATTTACAAGCCTTCACCAGATGCAATCGCAGATATTCGCGATTCAGATTTTGCCATCTGCTCCTGGCCTGTTGATGTAACCGACCGAAAGGCAGCATGGGAAATGCTTGTTGAAGCCAGCGCACTTGGCGCAAGTGAGTCTCGCATTAACGAACTTGCTGAGAAGTGGCACTGCAATGACGCCGACGCCGATATGTTCGCGAGCGTTGTTGGCGTTGAGATTGAGCAAGACGGTAGTCAGTGGTGCGCACACAGACAGGACTTCATCGACCTTCAGGAATCTCCGGCAGGTTTCGGTGAAAGCAAACTGCTCGCTATGGCTGATCTTGCTAAGCAACTTGGCATTCATGGCGGTCATTTCTGGCGTCCAACATTCTCGGATCTTCTTAAAAATTGAGGCGCCCATGAACACTCAGCAAGTTTCAAATCTGAAAAAAATCATGACCAGCATCGACAGCGACTACCAGCTGGGCCAGCTGCACTACGAACGCCAGGTAGAGCTGATCGACGCAATCAAGTTCCACCAACTGCAGAAACCTTTCTACGAGCTGGAGCGCAAAGGCGTGCGCACGGAGATTCTGGAAGAGCTGATGATGAGCCCGGAATTCGAAGAGGCTCTCGCAGCGTACCAGGCCGCGATGACCAGCATCATCGCAAAGTGGGATCTGGCTGACCAGCTGGACACTGCGAGGAACGCCGCATGAAACCTGGCATCTATTTCGACATCAGCAACGAGGACTACCACGCCGGAGACGGCGTGAGTAAGTCGCAACTGGATATGGTGGCGTTGAGCCCGGCCCTGCTTCAGTGGCAGAAATCAGCACCGGTCGACACCGAAAAGCTTAAAGCGCTGGATATGGGCACCGCACTGCACTGCCTGCTTCTGGAGCCGGATGAGTTTGATAAGCGCTTCATCGTGGCGCCGCAGTTCAACCTGAGAACAAATCAGGGGAAAGCAGATCAGGAATCCTTCCTGAAAGATGTTGAGAACATGGGCATGACGGTGATGGATGCCGAACAGGGCCGCAAGCTGAAACTTATGCGCGACAGCGCGATGGCACACCCGGCTGCGCGCTGGCTTCTTGAAGCGGAAGGATTCTGCGAAGCATCGCATTACTGGACGGATCCGGAAACCGGAGAGCTGTGCCGCATTCGCCCGGATAAACGTCTGAAGGATCACCCTGTGGTACTGGACGTGAAAAAAGTGGCCGACATGGAGCGGTTCGCCCGCCACGTCGAGGAATTCCGGTACCACGTTCAGGACGCCATGTACCGCGAAGGGGCGCAGCAGACTACCGGTGAGCCGCACGGATTCTTCTTCCTGGCAGTGAGCGAAACCATCGACTGCGGGCGCTACCCGGTTCGTGTGTTTGAACTGGATGCGCCGGACGTAGATGCCGGGCACGCACTGTTCCGCCGGGATCTGAATACCTACCACCAGTGCCGGGAGTCTGGCGAATGGGGTGGATTTGAAATTATTAAACGCCCTGAGTGGGCACGCAAACAGGATATGTACGTATGAGCAACGACATTGCAATCACATCTCAGCCAGGCGCAACAGTTGGCACCGCTGCGGCTATCTTCAGCCCTGAAGGTATGGACCGCCTGGTGCGTTTCGCAACCCTGATGGCTGACAGTAAGGCCACTGTTCCGGCGCATCTGGCAGGAAAACCTGCTGACTGCCTGGCCGTTACCATGCAGGCGGCACAGTGGGGCATGAACCCGTTCGCTGTGGCGCAGAAAACTCACGTTGTTAACGGCACGCTGGGCTATGAAGCGCAACTGGTGAACGCGGTTGTGTCTTCTTCCAATCTTCTGGCCACCCGTCTGAATTATCGCTGGGATGGTGACTGGTCGAAAGTAAACGGGAAATCCGATAAATCGCCGAACCTGACCGTAACCGTGTGGGCGACCCTAAAAGGGGAATCAGAGCCGCGCGAGTTGACGATCAGCATGGCTCAGGCCGGTGTGCGTAACTCCCCACTGTGGGAACAAGATCCTCGCCAGCAACTAGCATATCTGTGCGTTAAGCGCTGGGCGCGTCTGAATGCTCCTGACGTCCTGCTTGGCGTGTACACCCCTGACGAATTGCAGGAGACGGCGCCGCGCGTTGAGCGCGATATCACGCCTACGCCAGCTACCGCGTCCGGCATGAACAAGTTGATCAACTCCAAGCCTGATCAAAAGCAGGAAGAGAAACCAAAGAGCAGCGATGACCGCGATCCAGAAGAGATTCTGTGCGCTTTCACTGACGCAGCGATGAACTACAACACGCTGAAGGATCTGGATAACGCCTACAAATACGTCGCCAAAAAGCTCGCTAACGATGATGAACGCCTGGCTAAAGCTACTGATGTGTACACCATCCGTCGCGATGAGCTGAACGAAGTCCCTATGTAATCACCACCGTGGCGCCACGGCGCCACACCTGCAACCAGGAGAGATAGTTATGAAAGGTGCATTGAGTAAGAAAAAACTCCTTGAGGTGGTGCCACTGTCATGGAGCACGATTGACCGACTGGAGCGTGATGGCGAATTCCCGAAACGCTGGTACATCACCGATGGGAAAGTGGCATGGACCCAGGAAGAAGTAGAGAAGTGGCTTGACGATCGCAGGAAGAATAGCCCGGACGAATTCCAGGGAAAAAAGCCACCGGTTGAGCTGCGAAAGTATCGTCCAGTTAAGGGTGCATCCGTGAGTGCGGCAGCATGACGGCGCTGAAGAAGCATATCGGCAGATGGTCAGATGTGTACCTGTATCTGGCCGTGGTCGCCTACCTGATGTGGCTGGCGGCGGTAATAAGTTGAGAGGAGCCTGGGCATGAGAAAATTAACCCGCCTTGAAAAATATCACATGAACAAGGCATCACAGCGCGGAACTGAAAAAGTTGTGGCAGTAACGCCGGAAGCAATGGAGATCGAAAGCCGGGCCATCGAGCGCGAGCGCCGCGGTCATTATCGCATCGCTGCCCGCCTCTGGCTCCAGTGCCTGGATGCGGCTGTTGGTGAAGTTGAGCGCGCCCGTATCGCGGTGCGCCGCCAGCAGTGCATCACCAAAGGGAACCGAACCCCGCACCTGGACTACAGCGGGATCGGATGTCGCGGGGTGGTGTATGACTAACCCGCACGACAATATCCGCGTCGGCAGTATCACGCTGCCCTATTCCATCAATCGCCGTGGATGGGTAGCACCGAGCGGCGACGTTATCAGAAACCCATTAAAGGCTCAGCGCCTGGCTGAGCTGATGAATAGTAAGAAGGTGGCGGCATGAAAGAGCGCGGAATGATTTTTAACGAGTATCAGGTGCGCGCCTTACTTGATGGCAGCATGACGCAGGTTCGTCGCCCTATTAAATGGCGTGAGACTCGGGCTACTGAAATTGCAGAACGTGAAGACGGTAGCCGGTGGCCGTGGAGTGAGGATGCGGAAAATGTTTGCGATTACTGGCATCCATGCCCATTCGGTGCAGCAGGCGATGTTATTTACGTCAGAGAGTCATTTTCACGGCTCGACTCATTTAACTTCTTCGATCCCGCTGTGCCTCATGAAGTACCAGATTTCTGGTATTGGGCCGATGGTGATCCGGAGTGGGGAGATTGGACGCGCCCACAATCTGGCGCAGTGATGCCTCGCGACGCCAGCCGAATCAGCCTGGAGATAACCGGAATCCGCGTAGAGAGACTTCAGGATGCCGATGAATCAGCCATGCTGAATGACCTTGGCGACATGCTCGAACACTGCGAAACCGTAGCTGGACGAGCCTTCAACCATGCCGAGCATTATGCGATCGCTGGCGTTCCGGTAGGGCTGTGTCCAGAAATGCACGGCTTTAAAGCGTGGTGGGATAAGGCCAATGGCGAAGGTAGCTTCGACTCCAACCCATGGGTCTGGGTGATTGAATTTAAGCGCATTGAAGGCGGTGAAGCATGACTGATTTCGCCGGAAGCAATACGCCAGCTGATCAGCGTGATTTATGGCGCACGCCACCAGCTATCTTCTCAGCGCTAGATGCCGAGTTCTGCTTCCAGTTGGATGCAGCCGCGGCGCCACATAACGCACTGTGCCGCAAGTTCATCACTGCCGAGCAGAACACCCTGGAAACGCCATGGGCTGACTACCTGAATGTGCCTGGCTATGTCTGGCTTAATCCGCCATACAGCGACATCATGCCGTTCGTTAAGAAGGCCGCTGCCGAGAGCGCCAATCAGATCGGCACGGTAATGCTGGTACCGGCAGATACTTCGGTTGGCTGGTTCAAGGAAGCTATCCAGACCGCCAGCGAAGTTCGCTTCATCACCGCCGGGCGATTGGCATTTATCAACCCGGTCACCGGTAAGCCCGTCAGCGGAAACAACAAAGGTTCATTACTGATTATCTGGAAGCCATACCCGAGAACCCATTGCGAGTTTACAACGATAGAACGCGATACCCTTATGGCATATGGCAACTCCCGCCTGGCAAGACGGGAGGCAGCTTAA